TGTCAGGATAGGCCGCCTCAACTTTGCGAAAGACGAGGTAAGCTTCCTGCAGCATGTCGTCTCGCTCCTGAGTCCGCTCAACGCGCCAGAAGTTCTTGACGAGGAAGTTGACAACCCAGCCCTCAATCGGGCCTTTCCATTTAGCTGAATATGGCACGGCGGCTCCTTGGTTGTTGTGGCTGATCTTCAATAATGGCCTTGCGCTGGCGGCGCGGGGGCTCAGGGTCAAGGAGCACGGCGCGCCGTCGTCCCCCGCTTCCGCTCATAGGCACGGGCGCGGCTATCGGGCGGCCCGCGCGCAGGTCCAGCATGATCTGGGCGATATTGGCGCGCGGGTTGTGGAAGAAGTGGCCGGTGATAACCGGGGCGATCCAGGCGTCCACGCCGTCCTTGATGCCGACGTCGTCGTAATGCCCGGGGATGGCGAAGATCTGTACGTCCCGATGCCTGCAGTTGTCGTGAGCGTAGGCGATGAGCCGGCAACCGCTGAAACCGTTGTTGATGTAATGCTTCCAGTTCACTGCATTCTCCTGTTAAAGGGCTTGCGCCCAGTTGATGACTTGATCCGGTGTAAGGGCCCCGCCGTCCTTAGCGCCAAAGGGGACGGGCGTGATACCTAGGTTGGGGAGGAAGTTGAGGGCCTGGCGCATGCGCATGCTGTCGACGAGGCCTAGCACGCTCGCATTGTCCATCATTATCAACACGCGCTCAAACTTACCGACCGCTGACTGCAGCAGGAAGGCCTGATCGTCGCTCGCGGTATTCGTACTGAGCGCCACGCTACGCACGCCAAAGGCCTTGCCGTAAAAGTCCGTCTTGAGGGCGTCAAACGGGCCCTCCTGGACGACAAGGACGCGGCCGCCGGCGTGCATGGCGTCGTGGTTGAACAAGGTCTCCTTGGCCGCCATAAGGGATTGATCAATGCTTAAGTCAAGGTAGCGCGCGCTGCTGGGCATGATGGCCCGCGCCGTCCAAGTCACGAGTTCGCCGTCCTGCAGGTAAGGGATGACCACGCGCCCGCCCCAGTAGCCGCCGCTGGCGCAGCGGAGACCGTATTCCTTGCAGAGGTGGCGGGGATCGTCGGCGTAGAGGTCGAAGCCGCGGTCGTTGTAGAGGTAATCCCAGAAGCGCCGCGTCCTGGCGCGGTTGGCCTCGATCTCAATGAAGGAGTCGTCTAAGTACAGCACCCGGCGCTGTATCTGCTCAGGACGTCCCTCGTTTTTGAGCCGGCCCATGATACGGGCGACGACGGCGTCAAAACCCTCGGGATCAACATAGCCATCGCCGAGTCCCGCAATCTCACGTGCGCGCTCGTAGGGTATCCCCAAAAGCCGCATGAGCAGCCGCAGCGGGGACTTCCCGCTGTGCGCGGCCCGGTTGCGCCAGCACGACCACCAACCCGTCTCAAGGCTCAAGCCCATGTGAAAGCTGGGGTCAGCGCTACCGCAGAACGGGCAGCGGATATTGATTTCCCCGCGTTTGACGTTGGGCCCGGTGTCGATATAGGGCACGCGCTGCTCGCGCAGCACGCGTTCCCATTCAAGAGCTCTCATGCAGGTACGCCGGTTTCTCTGGTTTCTTCCTGCCGTACTTCATCGGCTTCCGGGGTCTCATCATCCTCAATAGGCATGAGGTGTTCATCACGGATACCGTGATATAAGACGTGGCCTTGATAAAGAACTTTGCCGTCGCTGGTGTAAGTATTAAACGGTTCACCCGTACTTAATACAGAGGCTGACAACAATGGGCGGCTGGCGTTTTCCCAAAGCCACATCATCAGCGGCTTCCCGCAATCGCTGCGGAATCCGCGCTCATAACTTACGGTGGTCACGAGGGCCCCGATATTCTCCTCAGCGCCGCGCGGAGCGCCGACGATGAGGCAGCGTTGGTTAGGTTTGCAGTTCATCAGATCACTCCGTTCTGGCGGAAGACGTCGAGCTCGCGGAAGTAGCGGGACATGCTCTCGCCGGTCCGCAATTGATGCAGGTACATGCGCACGGCTTCACGAACGGCCCCGCAGTCCTGACGTGACGGTGGGCTGGGTCGCAGCAATGACCAAGCCTCCTCGCTGATCTCAGCGCAATCATCGAAGGCAATCAATTGAGGTTCAACCGGTTTTCTCCCGGTCGGCGAAAGGCCCCGCGCAGCGAGCTCTGCCCAAGCCTTTACCCAGTAAGCGGACTTGCCCGCGCGGTGCCCGGTCTCAGCATGAAAATGCGCGCAAGGCGGTGACTCGGTCATCAACGTGTACTGCGCTGCTTCGAGCTTGGCGAAGTCGAGGGCGATGAGTGTGTTAGCGCAAACCGGGACCTCGATGACGGGCGTGGTTTTAACGCCGGGTCGGTAGAGTGGCATTTGGGTTTCTCCTTGATGATTTCGCAGATTATATATAGATTTAAACCTACTGCAGGAAAAAATTACGGCCGAGCCTTTTGCGCCCGTTGACCACGGCGTCGTAGAGGTCAATACCCTCGGCCAGGCTCTGCAGGATACCGGCGTCCGGGCTGCGCTTCATGACGAGGTCGTAGACGAAAGCCCGCTCACGTTGCCCGGGGCGGTGGATGCGCTTGATAGTCTGCTTGCGCGTGATCGGCGGCGGAGGCGTCTCATAGAAGATCATGTAGCGCGCGACCTTCTGAAGACCGTCGTTGCCGGTACCGCCGGCCTCACTGTTCATCACGAAGACCTTGCACGCCGGATCCTCCATGAACCGGCGACGGCACGCCGTCTTGTCCTTGGTGCCGCCGTACAGCCACTCATATCCCAGGCCCATCGCCTTGAGGCGCTCGGTGATCAGGCGCCCGGTGTGCGTGTAGTCGCAACAGACGACGACCTTCGAGTCACCCATCTCATCGATCATAGACTCGAGGAGGTCCATCTTCGGGTTTTGCTTGAAGGGCAGGAAGTGATCGCCGTGCTCATCCTTCCAGGCCAGGTACCCGCTCACTATCTGCCGCATGCGCGTCCACTGCCCATCCAGTTCGGACAGCACGCCGCCGGCGTTGATCAGCCCCTCAACGGCGCGCAAGTAATGTTCTTTCTGCTCGTCGGCCATAACGCAATACTTGCTGTAGGGACCAGCCAGCTTTGGCACGTCGAGCTCGGGCACCTCGTCCTCGTCGTAGCGGATGCTGCGGTGCTGGAGCATGGCGTGGAGGAGGTCGTCGTTCCGCTTGTTGTAGGTGTAGACCTCGCCCTTCCACTGGTTGGTCTCTTTGAGGAACAGCGCCTTGCGGAACAGCGCCTTATTCTCGCCGAAGGTTTCGCCGCGGTCGACGAGGTAGAACTGGGACCAGAGATCCTCAACGTCTTTGCCGAATAGCGTGCCGGTCGTGGCGTAGCAGTAGTCCATCTGCTTAGTCACCATCCGCATGACCGAGAACCACAGGTTTTCACTGTTGCTCAGCTTATGGCTCTCATCGAGGGCGCAAAAGTTATAGACCTTCTGCAGCCTGGCCATGAGCTTGTCGTCCCTAACCCAGCGGTGGCCCTTCTTGTACTTCTCCTTGCGGCTGACCGCCAGGGCAAGGCCGGCGTAGTCGATCACCGTGACCTCGGTGCCGCGCGCCGGGTAGAGCAGGCGCTCGCGCTTCTCCTCGATGCTGGAGACGTTGCACAAGCTGGGCTCGAGATCGGAGTGCCGCAAGAGGTCCTCGTCCCAACTGTCGATGTTGATGACCCGGGGAACGCCTATCAGGGCCCGGCTGATGCGGCGCTCGCGCAGACGTTGGGTGATGATATCGGCGATGATCTTGGTTTTACCCAGGCCCATATCCAGGAGGAACAAGAATTCCGGCTGGCACATGGCGATGTAAAAGCAGACGAGCTGATGCAGCCAGGAGTCCGTCTTGAAGCGAGGCTTGACGCGGAGACCGCTGAGCTCACGGAGGATGATTTCGCGGGTAAGCTTCTTCATCCAGGTGAAGTTGTCGAAATCCCGGTCGAGGTAGTCGTCGACCGCGCGGCGGCTGATCAGCATTCGGGCGCGCCCTCCGGCGGCTTTGATTCCCTGAGCAGGGCGCGGTCGAGGGGGATCGGTGCCGAGCAATGGCAGCAAGACGCCGGCCCAGGTCGCGGATTATTTCCGGCTGCGTCGTACCAGTCCTGAGACCTAACTTCGGAGCCGTAAGGCGGGTAAGTATTCGTGTACCAGGAATCGCGCCCGCAGGCGCGGCAGAATAAAGCCCAGGCGTAAGTTTTCACGTCATCTCCTTGCATGATCCAGGTCCATAGCAGAAAGCCCGCCAGGGGGCCGGCGGGCTGATAGGGGTGAACGATCTTCACGCGCTCCTCCGGCGCCTCGGGGACGGCTCCCTGGCCTCAGCATCCTCGGCCTCGTCGCCGTCATCATGGTCGCTTTGCCGGCGTCCCCGGGTCTTCCGCTCGTCGCGCACGCCCTTGGCGTCCAGCATCTCCCAGTAGTCGCCGAGCAGCCGCATGCTGTCGATGCAGAACTGGCCGATCTGGTAGGCTTGCGTGATGAGGATGGAAAACTTGTCGTCGCTGTTGCGGGCCTTGTCGACGAGCAGCCGGGCCAGTCCCAGCATTTTCTCGGCGCGTGTCTGGCTGTAGGTGATGACGACGTCGGCGGTGGCGAGCTTGCTGATGTCCTCGGCCGCCATGTCCCCGGTCACCTCCTTGGCGCGCTCGGCCTCGCGGTTGCCCTGGCTCACGGCGACCACGGCCATGTTGCGGGCGACGCCCAGGCCACGGAGGCCGGCGATCAGCGCGCCCAGGTCGATGCGCAGGTTCTTCTTGTCCGTCGTCATGAGGTCGGGGTAGTCGACGCAGAGGAGGTCGGGTGTGAAGTTCTCGAAGCGAGCGAGTCCATCGAGGTAGGCCTCAAGCTGCTCCAGGCTCAGCATACCCGTCGGGTATTGTTTGATTTTGAAAGGAGACCGCCGTGAGAACTCTTCTTTGGCGCGGCGTACCAACTTGCTGCGGATGCCGTCATCCTTGAGCGTAATGCGGGTGACTTCTTCGCGGATGACGTCCTGCAAGTTGCCGTCGCGGTCCTTGACGAGTTTGGTGAGCTTGACCACGGCGTCCCGCTGGCTGATACCGAAGAACGACTGCAGCATGCGGACGCCGTAGCGCTTCTCGCTCATCTCCAGGGTAATGATGACCGCCGACCATTTCTGCAGGAGCGCCGCCTTCGTGACGTACGTGATCCACCACGACTTGCCGCGGCCGCGCGGGGCGATGAAAAGCATGAGCTCCTTGCGGCGGGGGATAATGCCGCGCTCGTCGAGTTCGGGGATGCCGAGGTCGAAGCCCTCCTCCTCGGGTTCGTCGAGGAGCGCGCCTACGTCCTCGGCGTTGTCCAGGCTCAGCCCGGGCTCGAAGGCGACGCTCTGCGTGTTGAGCCCCTTCTGCAGCGCGACCTCGGCGGCGTCTATGCGGCCGTCCTCCAGGGCCTCTACGGCGGTGATCAGCGCCGACTTGAGGTTCTGCTGCCGCACGAACTTGTGGAGCTCGCCGACGACGTACTCGCTGTTCACGCTGTCGCGGCTGGCAAAGAGGTTGTCGACGAGCCGTTTATACGTGGCGGCCTTGCGCGTGTCCTCGCCGAGGAGGATGTCCTCGAGGTGGTCGGGCAGGTGGTCCTTGACGGTCTCGCCGTACTGGTCGATGAAGTTGATGGCGTGGCCGGCGACCTCACGGAACACAGACGATTCAAAGAGCTGGGGCGTCAGCCCGGCCCGGAGGACTTTACAGTTCTTGTCGTCAAAGCAGAGCAGCGTGAGGATATTCTCCTGCAGGGCACCGCTCAGGCGCTTGTCGTCGTCCTTCATACGGCGGGCCTGCAATCGACGTAATAGTGAAGGACGAGGTCAGCGTGGCCGTGCTTGAATTGAAGCGTGCCGACGTAAGTCATAAACTTCGGGGGCAGTCCGTACCCGGCGCCGACGATACTGACGAGTCGCTCGACTGTCTGCCCGTTTCCCTCCTCGGGCTCATCGACCTCGCCCCAGAGCGCGGGGACGCCCTGCTGTAGTTGAAGGCTTAGGGGCTTGAACTCGAGCCCCGTCGTCAGGATCATGGCGCGGTCGGAGCCGGTCATCGGTATGAGGTATTTATGGATGGTTCTCATTTGCTCAGCTCTCTCAGGATGTTGTCGGCCTGCCCGCGCAGGAGGCGGGCCTTCTCTTCGTCGTTCTTGATGGCGGCTGCGGCGGCTGCCCAGCCGAGGGCGTTGCGTGCGCGCTCGCCGGCGTTATGCTCTTTGCGCTGGGGCAGGCGTTGCTCATAGTCCTCAGCAGTCCGGACGAGGTACGCAGCAGCCGCCCTTACGCCGAGATTGAAATCAATACGGTTCATTCGGCGGCTCGGACGTAAGCGAGGAGCGTTGGGCCTCCGTCTGGTGAAGGCACTCGGCACAGGTACGCCAGAAACCCGGGGATCACTTGCCCGACTTCAATTAAACAGAGGGTTGTTCGTTTAATTGGTCCGTCCCAAATCGGGGTATCCACGTTCTTCTCTATGAGAACGCTCATCGTCCCGTTGGTGTTGACCCAGACGTCTTTGATAGCGGCGCAGTGGCTCATTTCGATGATCGGTGAGCCGCGTTGCCAGTCGTGACGGCCCAGGGTGATTAGCGCGGTTGTCCTCATGATATTCCTTGTAGTTGTTCAAAGGCGGCGATCATAGATGCCGTCGTGTCGATGTCGTATTGCCCGAGCAATCTATACAGATCGCGGTGGTGAAAGCCACCGGGGTGCTCCGGCATCCTGGCCGAGCGGGGGAATTCGGGGTGGGGCAAGCGGATGAGGCGGAGGTTGCGCTCGACCATGGCGCCGTGCTCGGCCATGACCCCGCGCAGCAGCATGGGGTTACGCACGATGCGCGCGGCGGTCTTGGCGCCGACGCCGACGATTCCGGCGACGTCGTTGTGGGTGCCGGCCAGCGCCAGCGCCAGGACGTGCTCGTCGGTGGTCAGGGGGTTGGGGTCGCGCGCCAGGGTGGCGGCGCTCGTGCAGTTGGCGAGGTCGTCCTTGAACAGGTAAAACTCGGGCCAGTCCATGAGCTGCACGAGGTCGGCGTCATTGCTGGCGGCGTAGATGCGGTCGAAGCGGCCCCGGTAAGCGCGGACGCAGTGCGCGATCAAGTCGTCGCTCTCGAAGCCGGGGATGGCCCAGGTGGCGAAGCCGAGGTCGTCGAGGAGCTGGATAACCTGGCGCTTGGACGTCGTCATGCGGTCGCGGAGGTCAGGGTCCTGAGCCTTCTTACGCAGTTCCTTGTATTCGGGGTAGTCGCGGCTGCGCAGGT